GACTTGAGTGTTGAGCGTAGGGGCCGTTAAATCGTTGATACTTCCACCTTGCGAGTGATGGACCACGCGCCCTGTGTGAAATCGGCTTTGATTTGCATTTAGAGTGTAGGCCGTTCCCTTGAAATCTGTTCGTGCACCTGTGGTGCTCATGCCCTCCGTCATGGGATTGACTGCCGTGCCGTCGCTTCCATAGAGAAAGAGTGGTTCATTGACCGAACTCCAAGACATGCCGTTGCGACGAAAGGAAAGGCCACTATGGACTTGAATGTTCAATCCTGCATAGAGGGCCACTCCGTCTTCATTCCAAGCCGTATCGGGGATAAGAGGGTGGGCTGGGGGTGCAACCACATGAGGAGCGTTTGCGTTGCGTGAGACGCTCGCAAATGCGGTCGCTGAGAACACGCCTTCGTAGCCGACGAGTCCACATGTGTCAGCAACGACATGGTTCCCAAGGTATGTTGCTCCAAGTGGGAAGGTCAATTCTTCTTGACTCGTCGTTCCCGATTCGGTGTGAATGTCGCTCACCATGATTGTCTGTGTTGTCTCCGCTGGAAGCGCCAACCTATCGTAGTCTGTAAGGCCATGAAGGACGGCCGTGTTCTGAGCATCGGGAGCGCTCAATGGGGTGCCGCTAACCATGACCTCTTGCTGAACTTGGAGATTGGTCCCCCAATGTGATGAAAATGCTTTGGGGTCGGTGGACTTTAGTTCGGCAAGGTTCAACCCGCTGGCCGCTGACATATCGCTCAGCGTGCAAGACCAAAGAGATGAGAGGTAGGCTGAATTGTGATTGTCTCCGTAGGTTGCACCAACACCGTTTGACGGAAGGTCCACTACCGCTCGGTGAGTGAAAGCCTCCACGGTTCCGATACTGCCTGTGTCTCCGTCAATAACTGAACCAATTTGTAGGTCGTAGGACGGCATAGCCGCATTTGACATAGCGTTGTGTCGTGGTTGAAACCATGTATGATTCGCAGGGCGAGCGGAGGTATGCGTCCGCATAGGGTGCTCCACATGGCGCCCAACCTCAGTGATTGTTGCCGTGGTTGCAGGAGCGAACGCTCGGAGGTTGGAAACGGAGTGCCTCCCGAACCCAACATCTTGCATGGCTTGACCGTGTTCAAGACGGCCGTTGCCGAAGTTCAGTCGTGGCGCCTCCGTCTCAGCAGTCAAACCAAGGAAGTTCATTTGAGCGAAGTCCAACAGAGTGCCGTGAGCATAAGATACTGCGGCTCCCGAGACAACGGTGGGCACGCTTGGAGTGGTCTCGTTTTGGTTTCGCCACAGGCCCGTGTCAAACAGTGCATAACCTTCGGTTCCAGCACCACCAGCGTCGGTGAGGTCGTCCGCCCACACGAGTGTGAGAGGCAAACCAGCACCAGCACCCACAGGTGGGATGAGGTCGGCACGCGTAGCAGGAACCGCCATGGGTCTTGTTCTAAGCCCTGTGGTTCATAACGGTGCTCATTGAGCGTCGGCGACTTCGGGGTCGTCGGTGTCCTTGCGTGGAGGGCGTCCGATGAAGTCCTCGTATCGCCCGATGTGGATTCGGTGAACTCGGCGGCCATGAATCAACATGTTGCCTTCGGTGCAATTGCACACGAAGTCCCTATTCCAGCACCCGACCGCCGAAGCGTATCGGGGGTGTCGGTCGCAGTCGGTGCATTTCTTGTGTAGCGTGGTGACTTGTTCTTTGCTCATAACTAAGCATAAGTCCCCCACCTATATGAACTTAGCGCCTATTCTTCTTCGTATTTTTCGTCATCCACCATGACGAGAGTGCCTTCTTCATGGTCTTCCATGAATCGGGTCTTGCCTCCATGTTTGAGATAAATGACTCCGTTGTCACGACGAGCGTATGCGTTGAGTGGTCGGTTTTGACGCAGAGCCATAGAGCACAGTTCACAATAATGAAACGGTGAATCTTCGTGCCGTGGAATCCCAGCGAGCGCTTGGAGGCGGTCAAGGGTGGCTTGAATCTTGGCGTCTTTGTAGCGCATGACTACCGTGCATTGTTCTCCGTGAATCTTGCATTTGTGAGTGCACTTGCGACCCTTGAGCCTATCAATCTCGTTATTTTTCCCGCCCATTCGTCCTTGGATTTCTTTTTTCTTCATGATTTCACCACGCTATTGTTTCCCTGTGGGTGAGGGGTCTCACTCGCCTTCTCAAGCGTGTGTTCTAATTGAGTCGTTAGGTGGTCCCAGCCGAGGTGTTCTTCGGCCCATTTGCGAGCGCGTGTCCCCATGGCTTGTCGTTTGGCGGGATGCTCAACCATCCACTTGAGAGCCTCTGAAAGAGCCTTAATTGAGACCAGCGACATTTTGACACCACTCGGACCAACAATTTCAGCATCGTTCTTGGCTAATTTGCCTCGCATCGTTTTGGCGCCCTTGCCGATAAACTCGGGTCCCGTGGAGTTATCGGGAAGAATAACAGGAACCCCGCAAGCCATTGACTCAATGCTTGGAATCCCAAAACCCTCGCCACCAGTAGCCATCACATGACAGTCGGACATAGCGAACAGTTTGGCCATGTCTTCACGATTCATACCGAGGAGTGGGTTTGCACTTGGGTCAGAGAAGGTTATGTTGTTCTCAAGCCCCATCTCACGGACCATTTCAACGAGGTTCCAGCCTCCAAGTCCCATCATGTTGGTGGGGTCTCCCGTGTGCAGGATAAGACCTATTTCTTCGGGGTTCTCCACATTGGAGAGCATCACCTTGAATGCCTCAAGAAGGCGTGGTTGTTGCTTCCTGTTGCCGTTGCGAGCGACCGAAAGAAACACCGTTTTCCACTTGCCGAGTCCGAGGACTGAACGCCACTCATCTTTTTGAGATTGAACCACAGGCTTGAACAGGTCTAAGTCCACTCCATGATAAAGCACCTCTGTTGAAGTCGGGTCAAGGAAGCGGTCAAGGAATGGGTCTCTAAGGGCCTCTGACGCCATCCCTTTGCTATGGAAGGACCCAATGAACTCTTGGAACTGTTGGTGGCCGTGTAGGCTCATCCACAGGGGCGTATGAGTCATTTTCAATATGTCCTTCCAAGCCCGTGGTATGCCGTCTCCGTCAATCGGTAAGTAAGAGACATGAGGAACCCCGTTTCTATTGCAGGACTTCACGATGGCTGAGGTGTTCCACACATCAGTTAGGCTGAAAACCACATCGGGTTTGAGACGGTTGATGTTGTAGTCCGTCGTAGTGGCTCCACCAACCAACGGGTCGCCACCGAAGCGACTTCCAGCGTGAACCAGCGTCCAGCCTTCTTCGTGCTTGAAGTCCTCTCCATGGTAGTCCCATCCCATCACATAGACCTCGTGGCCCCGCTCAACGAGACGCTTCACGAACTCTCGGGAGACGACTCCGTAGCCAGTCGGGCGGGTGGGTTGTTCTGAGCACCATAGGACCCTCATGGGTCTTGAACGGCAACCCCACGGTTATGACCGTTTCGCTCAATGGAGGCCGATGCACACCATGTATTCGCACTCGCACTCAGACGAGCAGAAGTCGTATTCGGCGCAGGGTTGCAGGGTGTTGCCGCATAGGTAGCAGGTTTTGGTCATGTGTTAGCGTAGCAGGTTCCCCTATATTAACCCACCGCTCAAAGGGTCTTGCGGCGTTCCTCGTCAATGAGTGCAAGTTCCTCGGCGGTCTTTGGTCGGTATTCACCTTGGGGGTGATACGGAGGGACGCAGAAGCCGCCGCAACCGTAGCAAGTGTAGTGGCCAATGACAGTCCGACCCCAAACTCCTTCTCTCGGAGGAACGCGAGATGCTCCGTAGTCCTTGATTTTGTAGGTCCGACCATTGGTCTTGCATGTGTAAGGTGGGCAGGGTTTTCGGTTTTTGAAGCGACGCGCTGGTTTCATGTTTTACCCTATGAAGCCCACCTATATTAAACATTCGCCTATCTCTTCACAAACAACGGCAACATAAACCGACCTGCTCGGGCATCGGTGACACCACTTAGAGACGCAGTTCCTCCTACTGCGGCGTAGGCCGTGGAATCGCCACTCTCCATGGTAGTGGCCTTGGACGCTTCGGGAGTGGCCGCTGGCTCCTCGTGATTGCCTACATACGCTCCCGTGTAGCCGAGAGTGTTCCATCCAGCGCCAGCAGGGTAGGGCATGAGGCCGCAAGCCACATCGGGTAGGTCCACACCTACCCCGAGCGGTGTAGCGCCTCCCACGGCCGTCCCACGGACATAATCTCCGTAGTTCGTAGTCATCGCTTTGAACGCGTTGTTGTCAGAAGAACGGAGAGCATTGGTTGTGATTTCAACCACTCCCGTCGTGGAGCCACCGAACACAAATGTCGCTGGCGTTGTGCCCGATGGGTAATATGTGGGACCGAGGCTACTCGGTGTAATAGCCCCAACAGGCTTCTCCACTTCGTAGGATGCAATCAGAGAAGGGAAGTCGTTCCCGTATTCCAGCGGGACTCCCGAATTGTAAATGACCAACGGGTCCACGGGAGCGGAGAAAAAGGCCACCTCGTCTATGATGACCTCGTTCAAGTAAGATGACACGAATGGTGCTGGCTTTTGACTTATGCCGATGGTGTGGTTAGTGGCTAAACCAACATAAGCGGCGGCTCCAACGAACGCCAGCACTCCGTTGTGATACATCGTGGCCCTCCCAGCAGTCCAAGTGATTGTTATGTTGCTCCATGTGGTTCCGATGTTCAAGACCTTGCCTTGCGAGACTCCCTGTAAGAATAGTTCCAGCGTATTGCCGTTGGTCGTATCTCCTTGGAGTTCAACAGTGAAAATATCTTGACCCAGCCCTGCATCATAGACCGAGAACAGTCCGTAGTCCACACCATTGGCTATTGTAGCCGTGGGGCGAATCCACATCGTCATCGCATCGTCGCCTGTGTAGGTTCCAGCCTTGGAATAAAATTGCACCGTAGTTCCCAGCCCAACGAACTCAATCGCATACGGGTTGCGACGGCCTCCGACAGTCCACCAGTCGGGAACTTGACGACATGCTCTCAAGAGCGCTGAGCCTTGATGGTTGCGTTGCATGACATGGCCTTAGCCATCATGGTCAAAAACCTCATCGGTAATCTTTGAGGACGAGGCGACCTGCTGGTTCGTCGTGGTGTGTGCCCTCGTCGGCCACGGGCGTCTCACTCGTTGGCTTCAAAGATGGGAGGCGTGAAGCCTTGACCACTTTCTGTTTGCTGGCGATGCCGTCAATCCATCCACATGGTTTAGAGGTGTATTTGACACGCCACTTGCGTGTTCCTTCCTTGGTGGTGCTCCACCCCTCTCGCTCCACACTACCGAGGCACTCGGCTTTGTCATAGCCATACGGCTTCTTGGGGTTGTAAGTGGGGTATGAGTTCGTGTATTTCACGGGTGAGCCACAGTTCGGACAGGTCATCAGCCCTTCACCTCTCGGTCAGGGTGGCCTTTGGGTAGGTTCTTGCGACGAACTTCGGACATAGCCATTAGACGGTCGCACAGATTCTTGGCGGCGGAGTCAAAACGCTTCGTTGAGTGTTCGTTGTCGCACATCATACTCTTGAGATAAGCAAGGTCAATCTCGCTCAACAAGTGTTCAATGATTTCATATTCGGCGTGCTGAACGCTTGCCGCTCGCATTAGGTTCTCGTTCATGTATAGCCATGGAACGCCCACCTATATTAAACTACCGCCTATTCTTCTTGTTCTTCTTTTGGAAGAGGGCCTGCGATATATTCGCGTCCTCCATGCTTCTCAATAGCGGCATTGAGTGCTTTGACTCGCTCCTGCCTATGTCGTCGTTGTTGTCTCTTCCGACCCATCTTGGCGAACTCGGGGTTATCAATGGGAATAGACTTGAGGTCCTTACCTACGAGACCCGCATCAATCTTGGCCATGTGTTCTTCATAGTGCTCCTTGCGGTGACAATTAGCACAAATCACATCACAGAGAGCGACCTCTTCCATGATTCGGTCCCAGCCGTAGCCTCCCGAAACGAGATGAGAAACGGAGGTTGTTTTCCGTTGTCGGTCTTCGTCCCGATGGTGGAAGTCCAGCGCCCATGGGGAGTCTTCTCCCTTTAGGCCACAGTTCTGACAGGAAAGTGTCTTCTTGAAATCACGGTAGCGTTGCTTGAGTTCACGCCTTCGTCGTCGGACCTGTTCTCGCCTGTGGTCGCCATTCTCAGCATACCAGCCTTGCTGATACCGCTTTTGATAGGACTTGCGCTTAACAGGGTCCTTGTGAGGCAGACCCTCACCTCATTCGCCCAAAAGGGTTCCTTCGCCTTTGAGTGCCCACAGACCTTGGTATTCGCCACCCTTCGTTATGTCAATGTGAATGTCACTTCGGGGACGCTTATGACGCGTCACCGTTTTGATGTGATGTTCCATTTCCATATCCAACGGCTTTCGGCCGAGCATGGAGGCGTAGGACTGCAAAATGAACTCTTCAAGTTCAAGGTCAGATAGGTCAGCGTCGGGCTTGTTGCTCAAGTCGGGCTTGAGTGCCTTTGGAGCGGCCTTCTTTGGAGCGGCCTTCTTGACCTCTTCCTTGGGTGCTTCAACGACTTCTTCTTTTGGTTCCTCGGCCTTTGGAGCCTTTTTCTTGGTAGCCATGAACCGTTCAAACCCGAATGTGGTTCTTAACCTCATCGGAGAAAAAGTGCTCGGTATGCGTCTTTGACCTCGGTGGAATTGAAGCCACGGAGACCCATGCCGCCCGATATGGCCATGCGAGTGCCTTCTGAGCGCTCCCTGCGAATAGCGTTGGTCATGTGAACACCGTCCATGACACCCGAGCGGGACCATTCACGGAAGCCGTCGGTGGCTGAGAGCACGACTTGCTCGGACTGCTCGCCCGTGATACTGTCGGTGGAGATGCCCCATGAATGGAACTCCACAGGAGCGAAGCGGTCAAGGGCTTGAAGGCCAATCCAGCAATCCAAGTCCACCACCACGGTGGAGCCGTGGGGAACGAGGTTCAAGGTCTCAACAATTCGGGCCGTGTGGTATGCGTTAGTCGCCATGTTCAATCGTAGGGGTTTGCCCTATATTAACTTGCCGCTCAAATGTTTTCACTCTTCTTCCAATTGTTCAGCGCGTCGCTTCAAATCAGCGCGTCGCTTCAAAATCGCCGCTCGCTTGCGCTCTTTGAAAGTTTGAAAAGCCTCGCTTTGGTCTTCCTCGTGAGCGTTGAACTCACCGTTGTTTCGGATGAGGTATTTCACATAATGACCGAAGTGAGGCGGGCCGAAGTGGTGAGACCACCAGCGGGTAGCGTCAATCATCGTCCATTGGATGAATCCTTTTCCATTGGCTCGGGAGATGAACTCGTCAGCGTGTGTTTCAATTGCAGTTCTGATGTAGTCGGGTATGGGCATTGGGAAACTCATGTTTTACCCTATGAAGCCCACCTATATTAAACTTTTGACTATTCATTCCAGCGTAGTTCAATCGTGAGGTCCATTCGGTAGCCAAGACAGTCACCTTCTCTCTTATCGGGACCACACACCTTATCCACGCTATTGATGGCTTTAGCCTCGTCAGAGCGAGCGAGACGGCACCAGCGATAATCTGTGTTCCCATTGACCCCATTTGTTGTGAGGCTACGGTCGTTGAGAACCTGTGTGAGCGACCTGTAAAGCGTCCACACGCCCACGCGAGTGGGGTGGAAGAGGGTGATAAGGAAAAACTGCGAAACGACCCGAGGAACTGCGTCTGTGTCGTCTGCTGAGCCACCGAGGTTGGCGGTCCGAACCTCTCCATATTCTTGAGTGATGGCGATTTGATAGGTCTTCTGTTTCTTGGCTTCAATCCAACCGTCGTTCACCACTGCGGTCCAGCCAGCCACCGAGGTATTGTCCTCAATAAGCCCCGTCAGCAAGGTGTGGGGGTCCACCAACGGAGGTTGGCCGCCCACCACGGTCAAGCACCACCGTTCCCGAATACGGCAACGGCTGAATATGAATCTCGCTTGACGCGTTCAAGCATCTCACGATATTCCATATCCGTAGTCGCCAAGAGCGGACGCCACATCTCCTTGATGCGCTCGGAGCAGTTCTCATCATTGAGAGCCGCACGAGCGGCTTGACGGACCACGAGTAGGATAGTAGCCATCTTGGCTTCAATCGGTGGGGTGGTTCGCCCTGCCGTGTAGGTGATTTTGAACAATTGTAAAGCGTTGAGTCCGACTGCGTTATGAAAGCGAATAATTCCCGACTCGGAGTCATCCAGCCACCAATCAGAGTCACCACGGGTCCGTCCTTCCACGAGTGTAGTCGTGGAGCCGTCGGACTTGGTTTCTTTAAGCGAGGCCACAGAGACGATGGGGCGGTTCCTCAAGACGAGGTGACGCATTCGCTCAGTGGAGTCTTGGTATTCAACGAAGTCTTCGGTTCCAGCCAATTGGCGACCAGCGTAGGCATCAACCATGCGTGAAGCATTGGTTATCATCGTAGCGACTTCGGAGTCACTTGGACCTATGCCGTCGCTGAAATTGATGCCTGCGTAGGTTTCAACCTCTGCGAGGGTGCAATAATCAATGGCCGTCATTCAGTTCCCTCCCATAGTGGCGCCCGCCCAGCGAGCGTCAAAGGAGAGCAAGCCGAGCGAGGTCAGCCTCAAACCGTAGCGATTCCTGTCAAGAGACAAATGGCTTCGGGGTAGCGAACACCAAAGGCGATATCTTGCTTTGGGATAAGCACGAATCGGTCCTTGGTTGGTTCGTCGTGGAAGCCAATGCTGAATCGTCGCTCTGCAACGGTTGGGTTTCCAAGCATTGGTGAGCGAATGTGGGTCAAGACGGCCACAGAGGTGTCAGTGGTGATTCCGTCATAGATTCCAGCGGCATTGAGGTTGGTTGCGATAGCACCTGTTCCGAAGACACGGATGCCGTAAATGCGACCGATTTCACCGCTGAGGATTGTAGCGGTAGGGCCGTATTTGTCCACAGTTTGGAGTTCGGTCAAGCCGAGCAATTGAACTTCAAGGTTGCGAGGAACGATGAGGGCCAAGTCGTCACGGTTGTCAGCATAGACTCCGAGGTTGCTAATGGCGGTTCGTAGGTGGCTCAGAGCGAAGGTTCCTCCGACTGCGACTGCCGTTGCGGTAGCCGACTTGCGGAGACCGTCAAAGAGCAAGAGGTAATCGTTAGCGGTAGCCGAGACTCCTGTGGTGTTTGCTGGGGAAGCGTATGCACCGTTGATGTTGTCAGCGTAAGCGTTTGTGGTTGTGGTGTCACCGTTGATGAGCAAGGACTGCTCATTGTATGCGAGACGGGAAGCGATGTCGTCACGAAGGACGGACATAAGACCTTCCACACCGTATGCGACGAGGTAATTGCCGATTGGGATATTAGCAATCATGGTCTTAAGTTCCAATGTGATTTCGTCGGTTGCGTGACGGGATTCAGAAGCGGCGGTGCCTGCGTCTGTCATGGAAAGAGTTTGTTGGTGGAAGTCCACGGAGCCGCTCAGTTTGGGGACATTGACTTTGCGTCGGTTCATGGGCATGGCTGGGAAGAGACTTCGCATGAAGTTCCTCTCATAGACGATGCCGATAATCTCTTCTGCGGTTTCCGTAGGTAGCATGGTAGCGCCTGTTCCTGCGGCGGCACCAGCGAGGGCGTTCTTGACTCGTTCGGTCAGTTCTGTGAAATCAATTTCGTTGCTCATGTCTCATCTCTCCTATCATTGTGGGTATTAACCATTTCCCTTTCAACCGAGCCTCTTTCCTGCAAGACGGACTTCTAACCAATCGCCGAGGGAAGCCATACCTTGGCTAACTTCGGGCACGGGGTCGTGCTTGGTTGAACCTGTCTTCACCTTCATGGCGCTCTTGGTCGTTGGGGATATGGATTTAGGCTTGGCGACCGCTGGGGTTTTGCTCAAGCCGAGTTCGCTCATCTTCTCGCCGAGGCGACGAGTGACTTCGCTTTCAATTTCAGCCTCAGCCTCGGCCACTGCTTTGGCTTCGGTGAGTTCAGCGATGGTTGCGTCTCGCTCTGCGAGTAAGGATTTGAGGGATTCAGTCTCGTCAAGACGAGCGGTGAGTTCTCGCAAGCCAGCCTCAACGGAGGTTAGGGAGTTTGCGACCTCGGACAGGACTGCGACGGTGGTGTCGCCTTCCTCAGCCTCTTTGGTCTCAACGACTTCTTCGGAAGCGGATTCTTCTTCTTCCGCCTCTGCGGCTTCTTCAACGACTTCTTCGGGAAGTTCTTCTTCGGCAACCTCTTCTTCGGCAACCTCTTCTTCTTCCTCAGCCTCTTTGGTCTCAACGACTTCTTCCATAGGAACTTCGTCAGACTTGAGTGTAATCTCTTCGGTCGCTGACATTTCAACGACTTCTTCTTCAACCACTTCTGCGATTTCTTGCTCGGTCATGGCCTCTTGGCTATCATCATGGGTCTTAACGGTATCGCCATCAATAGGCTCGTTCATTTTCCCTTGGATTTCAGACATCTTGGCTTCCAGTCCAGCGATTGTATCGGTCAGTTCAATTAAAAGTTCAGCGTCAATTCCCATTTCAGTCCCCTCTTGGGGTCCTTCGTCAGGCATGTCGCCAGCCTTGGCGAACTCAATCACATAGGAGTCCTCTCGGTCTTCCACTGCGATGATGTGCTTCTCGCCATCATAGGACACGAGGGACTTGCTCACATTGAATAGGGCGTTGGGGGAAGCAGGAATGTCCACGACACTCGTTTCAATCCATTCAACCTCTGTGAATGTTAGGTAGGCGTCGTCACCGTTGCCCTGCTTCACGCCAGCCTTGGCGATGAAGCCGATGGAGAATGCTCGGAGCATCCCTTTGTTGATTTTGCGGGTGATATCCTTTTCGCCACCGTCAATGCGTGCTCGGCCAAAGACTGCTTCAATCTTCTCTCCGTCGGGCTTTTCCCACATGCCCATCTCAACGGATTCCATAAGACCGATGACTCCGTAGTCCTTGCGGTGATTATACAGAATAACAGGGTTCTTTGAATAAGAGTTCCACGAGTCCATAATGGCCTTGGCGTCCACGAGTTCACGGTGTCGGTCAAGCATGGTCTCATCGCCCACATAGACGGGGCCATAGACCACTACATCGTCGTCGTCATGCTCGGGTGTGTGTTCCTTATCCACTTTGAACGGCATCGTGAGACGATATTCAAACACGGCTTCTTTTGATTCACCAGCGATGGCTTCAAACACTTGAGAATTAACTACTGTGGCGTTGTCAAGACTACTCATGGGCTTTGGTTCATCCTATGTGGTTTATGAGCGTTCCCACATGGCTGGGCGATTTGTCCCTGTGGTTATGTTGGTCCAACCCAACCTCCGTAAAAGTGCGGCCACCTCGTTTGAAGTGTTCCCCCAATCTCTTGGAGGCCAGCGAAGGTAAGAGTATCGTTCAATGTGGGATTCTCGCCACTCGTAGGTGAATGTGATGAACCACGATGTATTCTCGGGTTGGCTCGGAGGGTTCTCGGCAAGCCACTCAAGACTGTCAAGGACCCACCGTGGTGCTCGGTTCAACAAACGCTTTCTCACAGTTTGAGTTTGTAGCCCCACCTATTTTAGCGGGTCGGCGAAAAAAAGTCGCCGTCGTCGGACTTGACAATTCCGCTCACCATGGACAAAAAGAGGCTCTCGTAGCGAGCGTTGCTCGGGTTCCTCCAATACACGCTCATGTGACCCGTGCTGATGAGTTCAGTCTTGCCCGTTGCGGTGCATTGGAACACCACTCGGGTATCGCCGTTGTCTTGGCGCTCGCCTCGTTCAATCACGAGAACACGGCCGTTGCCGTAGGTCTTACCGACCGTGAAGTTCTCTTCCGTCCATTCTCCGTATTCGTTGCTGAAGTGTTGCTTCATGGTTAAGCGTAAGGGACACCCCTATATTAACTTATTCCTCAAGGCTTTTCTTGCGGGCCTCATCAATCACTTGCTTCATGTGGCTAAGTCCTCGGGAACCAATGACGAGCCACTTGATTTGAGCGACTACGCCAGCGAGTCGGAAGTCCTTGAGATGACGAGCGGCCCAAGCCTCACGGAGACGCACGGACTTCTCATCAGTCGGAGTCTTAACCTCACCCATTTGCGAGTGCACCTTGCGAAGTCGGTTGAACTGTGTGTTGCCGAGAATGTTGCCGCCCTTGCTCCATATATCGGGGTGGTCCTCCCTCAATTTGAGGGCGTAGGCCAGCGGGAATGAGTCATACTTGCTATTGCGGAGACTAACCTTGAGGTCGTCTCCACGCTTGGGAAAGTTTGTCTTGGGTGCCTTCTCGTCGTAGTCAAACGACTTCGTGGACTGCGGGTGTCCCTTGGGTAGCAGGTCGGTGTCGTGCTTGCCGCTTCGGAACCTGCCGTTGCGGAGCACATAGAGGAATGAGTTCACCCGAGCGTAGGCCCATTGGTCGGCCGAGGTGACGCTTGGCCTCACGCTCTGAGGATTGGTATTGTATGCACCTACTCCGCGTCGGAACACTGCGATGAGAGTTCGGGTGCTGGTTCGTTTAGATGCGGCCGTTTGCTTCTCGTTATGCGTCTTCGCCTTCTCTGCGAGGGACTTCTTGACTGACGCTGATACACTGGGGGCTTTCTCGTTCATTTAATCACCTTCGGTAGGGTGTGAGCCACTGCTTTATCCAAGACAAGGCGTGCCTCTCTCTTGAAATGTCGTGAGGCGTAGCGCACGGCTGGACGAATGTAGGGTCGGGGTGCGAAGGGCGCGAATTGAATGCGGCCGAACTCAACCACGAGAGCATATTGAATGCGGCCGTTCCCAAAGCGAACCTCGTAGTTCTTTCTGTTTTGAGACTTCACAACACGACCTGTGGACTTGAGAGCACCTGTTCTAACAGGCACCAATAGCAGGGCCTTGGCGAGTATTTTCTCGCCCATAAGGCGTTGCATCTCCATGCTGGCGGAGGATTCCATGAACGCTCCAAGGAACTCAAATGAGGCTCCAAGCCGACGGAACACACCAGCATTGACGGATATATCCATTAGAACACCTCCCACGGTGCTCCCAGCGCCTCTTCTCGTTCCTCGGTAGGTGTAAGGTCCTCGGTAGGTTCTTCGTCCACAGGAGCGTCCTCCTCGTCGTTTTCAGCCATGGCCGCTTCGGCACCTTGATTGATTGACAGTTTGGGTGAGATGAAAAACGGGTCAGCGGCTTTCTCATCATCCAGTAGTTCGTAGCCGAGCATGGCTCGTGCCTCGTTGATGGTGATAACCCCCTCTTGCCTAAGAGCGGCAATAGCCTGTCCTTTAGCACGGACGACCTCAGCCATGACTTTCTCTTTGGACGGACGAATCGTGTTGAACTTCCACACATAATCCTTGACGCCAAGGATGGGGAGTATGCGGTGGTTAATCATGGATGAAATGCGCTGATGATATGCTTCCACAACATCATACCATGCCTCTAATTGTTGTTCGGGGTTGCTCATCTTGCCCGTTTGAACCCAGCCCAATTTCATAGGCGGGATGCCGAACACGGCACATATCTCTTCACGGTAGTAATAGAGAAGGTCAAGGTGCTGACCTTCTTTGATTGAATCAATTAGACGGTGGGTTTGAAATCCAGTTCCACCGTTCACTGCGACGAGACCAAACGGTGACTTGCCCGTGCTCAATTGTTGCTCAAGCATGGCGAGCATAGTCTTCATCTCTGTGTTGCTAATGTCGCCCACATTGAGAATGGTCTTGGGTAGTGTCCCTGTGAACTGTTCGTTGATGTAGTTTGACAGGTTCAATTGCCCTGCTATCGTCTGTAATAGGGGGATGAGTGGGGAGGTTCCGTAGCCACGACCCTGTTTGTATTTCGCAAGGTGTAGGACTTTGTTCGCTGAGAAGCGACGGGTCATCTCATTCAGTCGTTGCACATACGCCATCTCGGGCGGTGGTGGGAGACGCTCGTTCGGTATAATTTCCATAGTGTCGGAAGGTATGTTCCAAATGGAGACGAGTTTTCCCCCAAAAGTCCAGTCTGTGCCGTCATCGTTGCTCTCGTCAGCGCTTCCGTCCAGTTCAAGGTATGCGTTTCCAAAGAGGCATAGGTCATAGACGAGTGATTCAAGCCATTCGTTGCCCATGTCATCGGGGTTAGGCATTGAGAAGAATAGGCGTAGCCTATCCAATTCCTCGGGGTTCCCTCGTTCAATACCTTCTGCAAGGTCAAAGCGATATCCGTTGCCGAGAACATCGTCCACGGTTCGTCGGATAATGGCGGCAATAACCTCAGATTTGAGGCTAATATCCCGAATCACTTTGGGGTCCACGAGAGGGTGTGCTCCATCGGACTTGCGGCCTGTGCGCTTATCCACGGTGGTGGCGTGACCAATCCGAGACAACGAGGCCAGCGATTTTAGGTTGATGAAGTCGTCACTCTCGTCGGGCACGACGGGCATGACTTTATCGCGCCCTCGTCGGAAAAATCCGAATCGTCGCTTTCGCTCCGCCATGTATTCGGCTTGACGCCCAAGTTCTTAACGGTGTCCACGGTGGTCAAAACCACTCCATTTGACCGAAGCGGTTGCGGGAGCCACCCATTCGGGCAGGAGGGTTGTCCTCCGAGGCACGGATGGAGCGGAGTTCACCTTCTTCAATTGCACGAGCCATGGATGCACCTTCTGATGCGACCTCTTCTGCTTGGCGCTTGGCCATCTCGGCTTCCTTGATGAGCAAGGCCGCCCAATTCATGTTGCCCGTGTAGTTCTCGCTCCATGACTTGCCCGTGAGGGTCTCAAAGTCACGCAACAGAGCGGAGTGCTCACGAGTGAGGGACTTGAAAGTGGATGCGCTCACGCCGCCGTCGGGGTTGTTTGGTTCATCGTCCCAGCCAATTGCGCCAGCACCACATACCAAATCGTCAATCATCATCTCAGTCGCAAAAATCAGTTTCGCAAGGGTCGGGGTCTCGTTGTTCGCCATGTTTAATCGTAGCAGGTGCCCCTATATGAAGGTTTCCCCTATTAGTTCTCTTCATCTGATGGAAGGGGAACCTCTGACGGACTTACAGGCATTCGGCCCTCTCGTTGCATGTGCATCTCGTGGTCGTGTTGAGCGGTGGACCGTTGAAGTTCGTGCTCCGTGCGAGCGGCCATCAATTTCATTTTGGCTTCGTGAGCGG